CTTCAAGCCGTATCTGCTTCATTTGCAACATTAGCAAGAACTGCTAATACTGCATCTTATGTAGTAACAGCATTAACTGCTTCTTATGTACAAAATGCTCAAACAGCATCTTATGTACTTCAAGCCGTATCTGCTTCATTTGCAACATTAGCAAGAACTGCAGATACAGCATCTTATGCTGATAATTTTACAGTAGGTAATACACTTACTGCTCAACGTATAGTTGTTCAAACTATTACTTCATCTGTTGCTTTTGATAGTGGGTCAAATCGCTTTGGCTCATTATCTTCTAATACTCAAACATTTACTGGATCTGTAGGTATTACTGGTTCATTATCTGTATCTGCAGGAGTTATCAACCAATTAACAGCTTCATTTGCTATTACATCATCTCATGCTTTAACAGTATCTGGTGGAGTAGCAAGTTATATCCCATTATGGTCAACTAATACTGCATTAACTAGTAGTATAATATATCAATCAAGTAATAATATTGGTATTGGAACTGCATCACCCACCTTACCACCAGGTAGAACAGGACTTGTACTCCGACCAACAAGCGGTCAAACATCATCAGAAATAGTTATTCAAAGCAATAATAATACGGATGGTACATTTGCTGGATTAGCTGTTTCAAATATATTCAATGATGGTGCTGCAGTTTATCAACGTGCTAATCTTCATTTAAGATTCGGAACTAACGATCTTGAACGTATGCGAATTACAGAAACCGGTAACGTAGGTATTGGAACAGTAGCGCCAACAGTTAGATTAGATGTTAGTGGTAGTGTTAATATTACTGGTAGTTTAAATGTAACTGGATCAATAGCAGTAACTCCGGGAGTAGTAAATCAATTAACTTCATCATTTGCTGTAACAGCATCATATATTGCTTCAGCTGCTGCTTTAGCAAATACTTTAACATTAGGTACTGGATTAACAGGAACTTCTTATAATGGTTCAGCCGCTGTAACAACTGCAATTTCTGGTGCTGCTTCTTTAACAACAAACGAAGTTCCAAAATGGACAGGTACTGGATTTATTGATTCAAACATTTTAGATAATGGTACACAAGTACAAATCCAAGCAGGTGCATCATCAGGTTTATCAGTTGCAGCAGGTGGTGTTAATGTAACAGGTAATTCAACATTCAATAACGATTTAACTGTAACAGGTAACTTAACAGTAAATGGAACTGCTACGTTAGTTAACTCAACAAACACTTTCATTAAGGATCAATTTATCCAAATTGCAAGTGGATCTACTACATTAACAGATGCTGGTATTATCGCTCAATATAATGCTGCTGGTTCTGGTTCTGCATTTTTCTTAGAATCAGCTGCTGCTGGTACTTATGGTAGATGGGCAGTTGCATATGACTTATTAGGAACTGTTACTTCAGCTGCTGCTGATGAATGGATGGTAACAACTAAAATTAATGCATCCGCTCCAGGAGCTGCTGTCCCAACTTGGGGTGGTGCCACTAACGGAGTAGGTAATATGTGGGTAACAACCGCAGGAGATATTTTTATATATGCTTAAAAAATGTTTTAAAAAAATAATTATGGCTTTTAATACAAATAAAGGGGAACCTATCATAAAAGATAATCCTAAAACCCCAATAATAGAACCCCCAACTTTGCCTCTACAATCACCCCATCAGTTAAATGTTGTGGAGTTAGAACTCTTACTTACATTAATTAGACAATCACAATTTCTAGGGGAACAAGTAGAAATAATATATAATACAGCAATTAAATTACAAAATCAGTTTTTAGAACAAAATAAATAAAAGTTATGGAAATATTTTCAGTGGATTTCTCTCCGAATGAATTAAATTTTTTAAGACAAGCACTTGATTTAGTTACAGTTAAAGGTACTGATGCTAAATTTTTAGCTGGGCTACAGTTAAAATTAGAAAACGAACTAGCAGAAATTACAAAAATGTTAGAACAAGAAAATACAGGTAAAGCTAAATCATTAGATCAAATCATAGCTAATGATGCTCAAAAGAATTTAAGCAAAAAATAATTTAAGTATATTTATTATAAATAATTGATTGTTGGCCTAACGGAAGTAGGCATATATGCTAGGCATAGTATATGTATCTAACCACAATTGATCTAAATTATATACGATGCCAAGTTGGAAAAAAGTTATTGTATCCGGTTCGGATGCAGTATTGAATTCATTGAATGTTGCTACTAACGTAACAGCATCCTCATTTACTGGCTCATTTGTAGGTTTACTTTCAGGAACCGCTTCTTTTGCCCAAACAGCATCATCAGCTGATAACTTCACAGTACGAGGTACTTTAACTGCACAAACAATTAATGTACAAACCATTACTTCTAGTATAGAATTTAATACTGGATCAACGCGTAATGGATCATTATTAACTAATACACATCAGTTTACTGGTTCAGTTGGTATAACTGGTTCACTTGCGGTAACTGCAGGTGTAGTTAATCAATTAACATCATCATTTGCTGTAACCGCATCGTATTGGTCTGGTTCTATTGGATTAGCAACAACAGCATCATATGTTTTAAATGCAGTTAGCTCATCATATGCATCATCATCTCAAAATGCATTAACAGCATCACATGCATTAAATGGAGGTGTAACTCAATTAGTAGCAGGTCCAAATATTACTTTATCTCCTACTACTGGTGTAGGCCAAGTAACAATATCTTCAGCAGGAAGTGGAGGACCATTTTTTAATACAGCAACAGGATCATATGGTAGTTTTTATGATACTACTACACAAACAAATGTAGCGAATACACCTCGCTCAATGTCTCTTAACACAACAGACATTACAAACGGAGTATCAGTATCAGGATCAACATCCCCATTTAACACATATATTAAAGTACAGAATCCTGGTGTATATAATATCCAATTTTCAGCTCAAGTAGATAAAACAGATTCGGGTACAGATGAAATATGGGTTTGGATAAGAAAAAACGGAACTAATGTTAATGATTCTGCTACTTCTATACAACTTGTAGGAAATGGAGCTCACTATGTAGCAGCGTGGAATTTCTTTGTTAATGCTGCTGCAAACGATTATTTTCAATTAATGTGGTATTCACCAGATGCTAACGTACGCTTACACGCAGAACCGGCATTTGGAGTAGTACCTGGTATCCCTTCATTAATAGTAACAGTAAATCGCATAGATCAGTTTTTAAGCAATACTGGATCATTTAGTGGATCATTTAATGGATCATTATTTGGTACTGCATCATATGCTATTACTGCTTCAAATGCACAAACTGCATCATACATAATTACTGCTCAAACAGCTAGTTATGTATTAACTGCTCAAACAGCATCATATGTTTTAAATGCAGTTAGCTCATCATATGCATCATCATCTCAAAATGCATTAACTGCATCATTTGTAAATCCACTTCGCCAAAACGTACAAATAACTGGCTCTTTATTTATAAGCAGTTCTACTGCTGCTTTAAATTTATTCGGTAGTGGATCATCTGTATTTTCAGTAGATGGAACATCAGGTAGATTATTCTCCGTTGATGATTCAATGTCCGGCTCATTATTCTCAGTTAATACTGCTGCTGGTTTACCAATAATAGAAGCATTCTCTGATAATACAATCAGAATGGGACAATTCGGACAACGAGGATTGTTCGTGTCTGGATCTAGAGTTGGAATTGGTAAAGAAATACCATTAAATGCATCATTAGATATATCAGGCAGTACAGTAGTAAGTGGTTCACTTTTAGTAACAGGCTCTACAACTACAATAGGATCCGATACAGTTACCGGTTCTTTTTCAGTAACCGGATCATTAAACGCTAATAATTCACTATATGTTAGTGCAAGTAGAGTAGGTGTTGGGATCGCATCTCCATCACAATCATTAGATGTATTAGGTACAATAAGAATTACAAATCCAGGTGGTGGGAGTATTTTAGAATTTTATAATAATAGTACTACTTTTAACGGTCCTGCTGTTACTGCTAAGATAGTAGGTGGACAACAAGTTAACAACGGTAGTGGATATCTAGGATTTTTTACTACTACTAATAGCATACAAACTGAATGGATTAGATTAGATAGAAATGGTAATTTTAGTATAGGTAAAACGACAGCTAATACTCCTTTAGATATATTAGGAAATACTACTATTACTGGTTCGTTAACTGTAACCGGATCATCAGTATTTTCAGGATCAGTTACTTCAACTATTGGATTTACTGGATCATTATCTGGATCTGTAACACATGCTTTTACTTCATCATACGCTGATAACTTCACAGTAGGTAACACACTTACTGCTCAACGTATAGTTGTTCAAACTATTAGTTCATCCATTTCGTACTTAACTGGTTCAACTCGACATGGATCGTTATTAACTGATACCCATCAATTTACTGGATCGGTTGGAATAACTGGTTCGCTCCAAGTAAATGGAACAACAGCTATATTAGGTACAGGTACAATAAATACTATTCCTAAATTTACTGCTGCCAACGTTATTGGAAATAGTGCAATAAGTGATGATGGTACATTAATTACATTAGGAAGAAATACTTTTTTAGGTTCTAATAGTTTAGCTATTGGTACATCAACTGGTTATAGTAGTACTGGAATTTCAGTTTCTAATAATAAACTTTTAACTGGTAATACTGTTGCGGCTATGATTGCTGGTTATGCTACTATACAAAGTGATGTAACATCAACAGCGTATGGTGTTTTTATTGGTAATTATATGCAAGCGGCAGCATTTACATTATCAAATTATTATTATTACTATGCAACACAACAGTCAACTGGTGGTGGTTCTACAATAACTAATCAATATGGCTATTATGTTGCTGATTTAAGTGCTGGAACTAATAATTATTCGTTCTATGGTAGTACAGCTGCAGGCACAAATAGGTGGAACTTGTTTATGAATGGTACTGCAAAGAACTATCTAAACGGTTCATTGCTTATAGGTTCTACGACTGATGCAGGATTTAAGTTAGATGTAACAGGTTCAACTCGCTTAAACGGAGCAGTAACAGTAGCATCAGCTTCAATCCAATCACAAAACACATCATCACTAGCTTTAGGTACACAAACTATATCAACAAACGCTACCTCATCATTTACTGCCGCATTCTATAATTATACAATCGCGTCTGGATCGAACACTCGCGCCGGCCAATTTATAGCCACGTGGAATGGTGGATCAATCCAGTACATGGATAATTCCACGGTAGATATCGGTAATACACTACCGGTAGCGCTAACAGCATCATTAAGTGGAGCAAACGTATTGCTAACTTCAACATTACCATCTACAGGATGGACAATTAAAACATTAGTAAACTTAATATAGTATGGCATTTGCAAATGGAGGTAGAATAGTAACAGACGGATTAGTTTTATCACTAGATGCTAGTGATAGAAATAGCTATGCATCTGGTTCTACTACTTGGACTGATTTAAGTGGTAATAGTAATAATGGGACATTAGTAAATGGGCCTACATTTAGTTCTGCTAATGGTGGTAGTATTGTGTTTGATGGAACAGATGATTATATTGATATTGGAAAAACAGCAACTCAGTTAGGAGTATATGATGCTGATTATACATTTGATGCTTGGGTATATCCTACTAATTTTACTGGTGATAGAACTATGTTTGGGACAGATACACAAGCAGTTCGACAAGGATTACATTTAGTGTTTAGAGGTGCCGCCGGTACAATATACCAAGGTCATTATGGGGCAGATTATGGTGTAGGAACAGGAACATTAAATGCATGGAATAATATATGTTATACTTATAGAAGATCTAGTCGTTTAGCATCAATTTATAAAAATGGAGCATTACAAGGTGCTGGAGGTATTGATTCATTTATAGGTACAACTAATATATTAATAGGTCGTTCGTTAGGAGGTGGATACTTTGTAGGAAATGGTAGTATTTATAAAATATACAACAGAGCACTATCCGCATCAGAAATACTACAAAATTATAACGCATCAAAATCTCGTTTTAATTTAAAATAATATGGGAATATCAGCAGGACCAAATATAATACGAGATTCAAGTTTAGTTTTATCATTAGATGCATCCGATGCAAACAGCTTTAATAAAAATGAAGGTAGAATATGGTCCGATACATCAGGAAATAATACTTCTGGATCGATCATAAATGGACCATCATTAAATAATGATAGCTTAGGTAGTTTTAGTTTTAATGGAATAAATAGCTATATTTCTATAGCAAATAACCCCATTCTACAACCACCCATATCCTTAACTTTAGAATGTGTTTTAAAAGTAGGTAATCTAAATAATAGTTACATAATAGCTTATTCAGGTGATGCTATTGGGAGTTTTGTTAAATATGGATTTAGAATGATAAGTGGTGGATTATATGGGTATATCAATAGTAGTGGATCTATTGCTCAAATCGGAGGAAGTGTTCTAAGTATTAACACCTGGACATATGCTACTTTAACATATGATGGATCATCAGCTAAAATATATAGAGATGGAATTTTAGAACAAAATTATTCTCCGTTTACCGGAAATATGGATTACAACGCATACGGTTCTCCGTATTATTTAAATTTAGGAAGAAACAGCAGTGTAGGAAGTTCATATATAAGTGGAAGTATTAGTATAGTTAAAATATATAATAAAGCGCTCTCCGCATCAGAAGTACAACAAAACTACAACCAATACAAAACACGCTTTAACAGAACAACACCAAACATAATTACATATACATCATTAAACACTACAACAGCAATTGAATCGTTCAATGATGTGTTAGAATTTACAAATGTACTAGTTGGATATCCATCATTTGGAGCCGCTAATGCAGTTGCTTTAGTAAACGAATTATAATATGGCAGTACAATACGCAAGTGGAAAAATAGTAACAAATGGATTAGTATTAGCATTAGATGCTAGCGATAAAAATTCATATCCTGGAAGTGGAACTACTTGGACTGATTTAAGTGGGAATAATAATAGTGGATCATTAAATGGTTCTTTTACATTTAGTGCGAATAATGGAGGTAATCTATTATTTACAGCAGCAAATAGTAATTATGTTACTGGTCCATTAACTCAAGGACTAGGAACAGATGTAACAGTTGAAACATTTTTAAAAATAGATCCGTCAAATAATCCTGTTTTTTATGGTTTAGCAACTGATACTTATAGTTCTGGATTAGGTATATTTGCTTCTAGCGGAGTTTGGAGTTGGAATACAGGAGATAGTAATAATAATGCATTTTCTTCTAGTCCAACAATAGTAACAACTTCATATTATCATGTTATAGTTACTAACGCAGCATCATCCAATGCTAAACTTTATATTAATTCAGTACTAATAGGTACTGCTGCTTATAGAAACGCAACAACAACAGGAACAGGAAATAAATATGAAATAGGTGCATTTTGGCAGAATAAATCCAATTTAATATTTTTTATAAATGCAAACATGGGCTCATTTAAAATATACAACAGAGCTCTAAACGCATCAGAAATACTACAAAACTACAATGCACAAAAATCACGTTTCGGTCTAACATAATTCAATACATTATATATTTATTACCGAAAACCCACTTTAGGGACAGTGAACTAAAGTAATAAAACATGCCTTTTGAATTTATAGCCAGAAATGGTATAATAGGATTAGCTAACTCTACAATTAGTGGATCATTAGCAGTATCACAATCCGTAATAGCACAATCATTTACCGGATCTATAACTGGATCTGCTACGCATGCATTCACTGCTTCTTTTGCTGTTACTTCATCATTTGCTGTAACATCATCGTTTGCTACTACTGCGTCATTTGCAACAAATGCTGCTAATGCTTTTATTCAAGGTGGAAATTCATTTGGTGCTGCTGCTGTAATAGGAACTAATGACACAAATAATTTAACATTAGAAACTAACGGTACTGGTAGATTATTTATTTCATCAAGTGGTACTTATATTGGTATTGGAACAACTACTCCAATAACTACTGGACCTCCACAAGCATTATTAGATGTAAATGGTATAATTAGAGCTCGTAGTGGTTTTCAGATAGTGGGTAGTGACCTTACTACAGTATTATCATCTTCAAGATCAGATAATACATTTGTAGGCACATTAGTATTTAATGGATGGGGTGATTATGCATTTGCTGATAAATCATTATTAGTTGGATATGTACCACAAGCATCTCCATATGGTGCAGGTAATTTATATGTAAGTAACAGAATTGGTATTGCTAAAAGTTCATCTAATGCTACTTTAGATGTAAATGGAAATGCTATTGTTACCGGTTCATTAAATGTAACATTAGGTATAACTGGATCATTATTTGGTAATGCAAGAACAGCTACCTCAGCATCCTATGCTTTAACATCATCAGTAGTTGCTCCAATACCCATAGGTACTTCTGAAACAAACATAGTAGTACTAAATGCTGATGGTACATTAAAATATAGATCAAATTTAAGTTTACAAGGTACCACCGGAACTCAAGGTACTACTGGTACACAAGGTACTACTGGCACACAAGGTACAACTGGAGCTCAAGGCACTACTGGTACACAAGGTACTACTGGAGCCCAAGGTACACAAGGTATAACAGGTACTCAAGGCACAACTGGAATTCAAGGAGCAACAGGTACTCAAGGTATCACTGGAATTCAAGGTACAACTGGGGCCCAAGGTACACAAGGCACAACTGGAACTCAAGGTATAACAGGTACACAGGGTACTACTGGAACTCAAGGTACAAACGGCACACAAGGTACTACGGGTACACAAGGTACTACTGGAGCCCAAGGTACTCAAGGTATTACTGGGATTCAAGGTGCAACAGGTGCTGGTATACAAGGTACAACAGGTGCTACAACTGGAAACTCATTTTTATTTACCCAAGCATCAGCTGCTGCTACTTGGACTATAACTCATAATCTAGGACAACAATACCCAGTAATACAAGTATTTGATACTACAGGTAATGTTATAATACCATTTAACATAACTGCAACATCAGGAAATGTAATGACTGTTACATTCTCATCCCCAGAAAGTGGATATGCAATGGTAACATTTGGAGTTGGTGTTCAGGGAGCTCGAGGCACACAAGGTGTTCAAGGTACTACAGGAATACAAGGTACACAAGGTACGCAAGGTACACAAGGTACACAAGGTACCACTGGTACTCAAGGCGCAACTGGTACTCAAGGTGCTGTGGGAACACAAGGTACACAAGGTACAATAGGAACAGGATACGGTAATGTAACATCAACAACATCAGCAACACCAGCATCATCAGGTAATATAGCATTAACTACGAATCAACAAGGAGCCTTTGTTACAGGTAATAGAGTTAGAGCAATTAATACAACTTCAAATTATTTTGAAGGTATTGTTACTATTACTGGTGGTACTACATTTACTATTGCTGCTGATTTTAATGTAGGGACAACACCTGCTTCATCTTGGACTATTGCTTTAACTGGTGTTAGAGGTGTCCAAGGTACTACTGGAACTCAAGGAACATCAGGTACTAATGGTACTAATGGTTCTCAAGGGGCATCAGGTACTAATGGTACTAATGGTTCTCAAGGAGCAACAGGTGCATCAATTCAAGGTGTACAAGGTATTCAAGGAATATCTCCATCTACAGCAGATTTTATTACAAATACTCCTGATACTTATACAGGTACGGCTAAAGCAATGTATGTGGTAACATTGTCTCAAGCTCAATACGATGCTATAGGTACTAAAGATCCTAACACATTATATATCATAATCTAATAATGGCACTTACAGCAGCAAAAACATATTTAGGTACAACACTTATTAGTGCATGTAATACTGTTAAATTTGCTTCTAGTCAGGTTTTGCGCATGTTTTTAGGTGAAGCTTTAATTTTTCCTTCTGCTGTATTTTCATTACTTAGTATAAAATATAATAATACATCTGCAGCTTCATTATGTGGGGGTACAGGTACGGCATCTAATCTATATTGGGTAGATTGTTCTACTTTAGATGTAGGCGATTATGTTTGGACCGATAGTGGAAGAACTACATTAGCAGCAGCAGGTTGGTATGGTACTGGAACTGGAGGTTCTATCTATTACTATGTAAATCCTGCGGGTATTGTTAATTTAATTGGATTTTGCCCTACACCCACTCCAACACCAACACCAACACGAACTCCTACACCTACACCAACTATATTCTGGACAGGATATAATTTATACGTAACACCTGATACAGTATGTGAATATGGTACTAACATAACAGCATATAAATATAACTCTGGTGGAAGTTTAGAAGTTGGTAATACATTATATGCTTCTCAAAATTTAGGAGACCCATTAACTTCAGGATTTTATACTGATGGATCATTTAGATATACAGTACAAGCAGGTGGAGGGATCTCAGCTAAAAATACATGCCCAGCTCCTACACCTACACCAACAGTTACACCTACTCCAACACGAACTCCAACACCTACACCTACACCTACAGCAAATCCTTGTCCATGTCAGTCAGGATTTGGAATTGGCGTTAACCCAACTATATCATGTGATGACAATTCAGGATTAAATGGACGTGTTAATGTTGCTTTCCAATCACTTTCATGTAATAGTTATCAAGTACGTTTATTAGCAATTTCTGGAGGTACTACAACAGGATGGACTTCAGGAGCCTTTGGTATAGGAACTAATATATTTACATTTACAGGTATTGATGATGGAACATATAATGCTCAAATAGCCGACTCTGGAAAACCAGAATGTGCTGTAAGTGGTCCAAATATAGTTGTAAATTGTTATGTTGCTCCAACAGCAACCCCAACACCTACTCCAACACGAACTCCTACACCTACACCAACTCCTACTTATTATTATTATGCATTAAGTACATGTTGGGGTCAATCAACTTCAATATCTGTAGGTAGAAGTACATCTTCATCATATGGAACTGCTGTATTTTTAATAGGGGGAATTTGTTTCCAATCTAACGGAATCACATCGGGTCCTAGTTATGATGTTGATTTAGATTCATATTCAATCATTTCAGGAGGATGTAGTGATGCTTCATGTAATCCACCAACTCCAACACCAACCCCAACTCCAACTTCAACTCCAACTCCAACTCCAACTCCTGCTCCAACATGTTATACATGGTATAACTATAATGGGTATGATATATATATTGATTTTGTTGATTGTGGTGGTACTACTCAGAATGGTTATTTTGTTTACGATGGTGGAAGTGTATGTGCTCAAATTATGTATTCTTCTACAATGACTAATTCATTTGCTTTCTGTTAAAAAAATTAATTTTAATATTTATATAAAATAAAAATAAATGAGAATACATAGTCCCCAATTTACTGGTAGTGTTAGTATAACAGGTTCGTTAACTGTAATTGGTGGATTGGCTAATAATTTTACATCATCAAATGCTGTAAGTGCATCATTTGCTTCAACAGCATCTTCAGTAAACCAATTAAATCAAAATGTAGTAATAACAGGTAGCTTAACTGTAGGATCAGGATCAATAGGAGCTAGTGAAAATACTTTAACTTTAGGTGCTCGTGATGCAGTGAATGAAGGAGGTCAACTTGGATTTAGTGCACCAGGAGGTACATATACATCTGCTTCAATGCTTGATAATTATCAAAATAGATTTAGATTATTAAGAGGTACAAATGCAGGAAGTGATGCTGAAGTTGCTTGGTGGAGTATGCATACAAAACAAATGGTTTTACCTGCTTATACTAGTGCAGCTGCATTTCCTGGAACTGTAGCTGCTAACTTAGCTGTTGATCCTTCAGGTAATATTATAACAGTAGCTGCAGGAACAGTAACATCTTCATCATTTGCTGCTACAGCTTCATCTGCTGATAACTTTACAGTAAGAGGCACATTAACGGCACAAAATATTGTTGTACAAACAATTACATCAAGTATTGAATTCAATACCGGATCTACTCGTAATGGATCTACCACAGCAAACACACATGAATTTACAGGTTCTGTATTAATAACTGGTAGTTTAGTAGTAACAGGTAGTATAGCTGCTGCTTCGTTTACTGGTTCTACTAACTTTAATACATTAGTAAATAGACCTAATCTATTTAGTTCGTCTGCTCAAATAACAGGTAATATATATGCGGCTGGAGCTTTATTCCAATTCCAAGATTTAACACTTGGAGTTGGCACTACAGAAGGTAAAATTTCAACAGATGGTGGAAAACCTATTAGATTCTTTCCAACAAATAATGTTGAATCAACACGATTCTTAGCTAACGGCAATATTATTACCCAAAACGGAGGTACATATTCAGACAACGGATATCGCCTTCAAGTAAATGGAGCTAGTTCAGTATCAGGCTCATTATTTGTATCTGGCTCATCATTATTTTCAGGATCAGTTAATATAACTGGTTCGTTAACAGTTAACGGTACTAATATTACTAGTGGAGGTGGATCCTCATTTCCATTTACTGGTTCTGCTGGCATAACTGGGTCATTAAATGTTGTTGGTAATACTACAATAACAGGATCATTAAATACTACTAGTAACTTAACTATAACTGGTGGAGTAACTACATTAAATAATGGTACATCTAATAGAATAAATTATGGAACTGTTGGTTTTGCAGCTCCAACATTTACTTCATATAGTACAGGTGTTAAATTGGTATTATATGATAGTGTAGGAGCATCAGCTACAGGATATACTGTTGGTATTGAAGCTGGTACAATGTTCTTTACAACGAATACTACATCCGATGGCTTCAAATGGTATGGTGGTACAACATCAGCAATGACATTATCTGGTGCTGGTATTTTAAGAGTAACTGGCGCAGTAACCGCTTCAGCTTTTTCAGGTGCTGGTACTGGATTAACAGGTACTGCTTCTGGTTTGTCAATTGGTGGTAATGCAGCAACAGCAACAACTTCAACTGACTCAACAAAACTTCCTTTAGCTGGAGGTACTTTGACAGGAGCTTTATTGATGGGTAGTTCTGTGGCGGCAGCCGCAAATAGCCAACCAACTGCATTATCTTATGGATTGTTACAAGGATATGGTACTTTTAATATAGCAGCAGATACGGATGCGACAACAACTGAATATGCTGTTATTACAGCCGGTTATTCGGTAGCTAATGCAACTGCTTCTAATGGATTAGCAGTAGGATTTAATACTTTGGCTTGGAAATCAACTCAATTGAATGTTAATTCTAGTGGGCAGTTATCAACCAATTTCACTGGTACTCCATATTTCGTAACACATAGACCTACTGCAAATGTTACATTTAATATTGGACATACAACGGGTAATGGTGCAACATCCGGGCCATTTGTTAATGCTACAGTAAATGCTATATCTGATACTACAACAGTCCCACTTTTCTTTAACTGTACTTCATTTCATGTCTATCTAGGATATTCAGAAGCCATGAGATTAACTAGTGGTGGTGCTTTATATATTGGTAGTACAATAACACAAAACTATTCTTCTTGGTCTGATAGAAAATTAAAAGAAAATCTAAAAATAATCGCTAATCCGTTAGATAAAATATCTAAATTAACTGGATATACATTTGAATGGACAAAAGACTCTCCATATAGAAATACTCCTATAGTAAACAGAATTCAAGATGCTGGTTTAATTGCTCAGGATGTGGAAGAAATACTACCAGAAATCGTTAGAACTACAAAAGAATCACTTAAAACTGTTAATTATGATGGTGTAGTTGCTTTACACACAGAAGGTATAAAGGAATTAATTAAGCAAAATCAAGAATTATTAAAAAGAATTAAACAATTAGAAGAAAAATTACTATGATAACATACAATTGGGGTATAAAATCTAAACCAACAACATCTATAAACGGATATGATAATGTTGTGTTAGCTATAATATGGGTATTAGAGGCTCAAAATGATGAAAATAAAATTAAATCATCTATAGCAGGTACTACATTCTTTTTACCTCCAACAGACACATTCATCCCATATGAAGATTTAACTGATGAAATTGTTATTGGGTGGATTGAAGATAAAGATGATATTATATCAATAAAAGCAGAATTAGCTTCTAAAGTAGAATAGCATTTTTTAATTTCTCTTATATATTTATATATATAAAGTACAATAATGGTTATAACGAATTTAGTAAAACAGGTTATAGATAACGGTGGTAGTATCACTCCACTAATTATTCCTTCATCCGAAACAAACGGAACAGGATTGATGAATCCATCCATATATAATGATAATGGAAATTTACTTTTAAATTTACGTCACGTACAATATACATTATATCATACTAGGGGTAAGTTTGAAAATCGATATGGTCCATTAGTATATTTAAATCCTGAAAATGATATTAAGTTAAGAACTAATAATTTTTTCTGCAATCTGAATGATAATCTAGTAATAAACATATATTATAAAGTCGATACTTCAGAATACGATATCCCACCAGTATGGGAATTTATCGGTTTAGAGGATGCTAGAATAGTAAGATGGGATGATAAATTATACTTATGTGGTGTGCGACGAGATGTAAAAGACAATGGTGAAGGTCGAATGGAACTATCCGAATTATCAATTAATAACACTTCAGTAAAAGAAATAAGCAGATTTAGAATACCAGTTCCATTTGATAATAATTCATATTGTGAAAAAAATTGGATGCCAATTTTAGATATGCCATATCATTTTGTTAAATGGACAAACCCAACCGAAGTTGTTAAGGTAGATCCAATTAAAAAAACATGTGACCAAGTATTTTTAGGCCAACCATATTCTACGAAACGCGACATACGAGGTGGAAGCCAAGTTATAACTATTGGTGATTTTAGGATAGCAATAACACATGAAGTTGATTTATGGAAAAATAATAATCAAAATAAAGAAGCTAATTATTATCATAGAATAGTAACATGGGATAAAGATTGGAATGTAGTAAATATAAGTGATGAATTTAATTTTATAACTGGTTATATTGAATTTTGTACGGGAATGTGTATCTATAATAAAAATATATTAATTTCATTTGGGTATGAGGATAATGCTGCTTATTTATTAAATATACCTTTAAATTATTTTAAAACATTAGCTGGGATATGAGCATACAACAAGCATTAAGTAAATTTATAAATGACCCATATAATGATAAAACTACATTTGATTTAGCTAATTTATATTATGATCAAAACCAAACAGCATCTGCTTTAGCTTATTATTTAAGAGTAACAGAATTAGATAGTAATTTAATTTATCCATCATTACTTAGAATTGGATTATGTTTAGAAAAACAAAACAACCGTATATCCTCAGTTAAAGGGTTATATCTGCATGCTATATCACATTCTCCTCTTCTTCCCGAAGCATATTTTTTACTTTCTCGTTTATATGAACGAAATAAAGATTGGCAAGAAAGTTACACTATAGCTACTATAGGCGAACAATTAACAACAGACGAATCACAAATCTTAATTGATGTTGAATACCCAGGTCGATGGGGATTTAAATTTGAGAAAGCAGTAGTAGGGTGGTGGATGGGATTACATGACGAATCTGCTCATTTATTTAGAGAATTAAAAAAAGAATATAATATACCACATCATTACAAAGCATCAATAGAAAGCAATCTACAATTAATAGGTAATAACTGGAAAGATCCATCAATATATAGAAAACATCAATTTTCAAATCTACGATTTAAATTTGAGGGAGCCAGTAATATTGAACAAAATTACTCACAATGCTATCAGGATATATTTGTCTTAAGTATGTTGAATGGTAAGAAAAATGGTAAATATTTAGAAATAGGATGCGCTGATCCATTTTATGGCAATAATACAGCATTATTAGAAAAAGAATTTGAGTGGACAGGCATATCAATTGATATTGATCAAAGTATGGTTGATAAATTTGCATTAGAAAGAAAAAATAAAGTAATACAAAGTGATGCTACTAAGATAAATTATAGTGAATTATTAGGTGATACATTAAATTGGGATTATCTACAAATTGATTGTGATCCACCAACAGTATCGTATGATGTATTAACTAAAATACCATTTCACACTCATAAATTTGCTGTTATAACTTTTGAACATGATCATTATGCTGATGATACTCAATCAATAAGAGAAAAATCACGTAAGTATTTAAAATCATTTGGATATGAATTAATGGTAAATGATATTTCTCCTGATGATTATTCACCGTATGAAGATTGGTGGATATACCCCCAATTAGCTGCGGGAAGAGGAATGCAACTTATGAGATCAATAAATGATAAGATAAAAAACGCTTCAAAATATATTTATAATGAATAAGTTCTTAGAAATAGCACAGTCGTGGATTACAGCTTTAAATCCACCAGAAGAAAAACAAAAAATAGCAGATCAACGTATTGCAGTATGTAATACATGTGAATTTAAAAAGCATAATGAAATAACCGACATATTCTATTGTGGTGAATGTGGTTGCCCATTAAAAGGTAAAGTATACTCACCAGTAGAAAAATCATGTCCTAAACAAAAATGGCCAGTATGATCAAAGCAACAAAAATAACCGAAGAAGAATTAAACGAGGTAAGACAATTACAACAAGATTTTCAAACAATTACATATCAAATTGGAGAATTATCAATAATTGAACATAATACTCAAAACCAGTTAGATAGTGTTAAAACAGAATTAAATAATTTTTATTCTAGTTTAAAAACCATGCAGCAAAAAGAAATAGATTTATTAGATAAGTTAAAATCAACGTATCCGGATACAACAATTAATTTTGAAACGGGAGAACTTTCTTAGTTTACTTTCGTTTTATAATGTCTGCTATATATTTATTGTAGAAATACCCAAATTATAATCATTAAATAGCAATGGCAGAAAAAATCATATCACCTAATGTATTTGTTCGCGAAAGTGATAAATCATTAGTTTCAAGAGGACCTGTTGTAACTGGAGCTGCAATCGTTGGACCAACTGTTAAAGGTCGTCCATTAGTTCCTACTGTAGTTACCTCATATTCAGAATACGCTTCAAAATTTGGCGAGACTTTTAGATCAGGTAGCCAATATTTCGAATATTTTACTTCACTAGCTGCTAAAGAATATTTTTCAGGTGGTGGTCAATCGTTACTTGTAACTCGTATCATTTCTGGCTCAGCTTATAACACATATGCTACCGCAATTGCTAACGTATCTGGTTCTACTTTATCCGTAGCTGCTTCAGCTTCATTTACTTTAGAAGTTAGAGATTATGGCACTGAATCAAATAACACCAGCTCATTATCTGCATCAGGTAGTTCATTAGCTTCTGGTTCTGCTAATAATATTCGTTGGGAAGTAACAAACGTAGAAGTACAAAAAGGTACATTTACTTTAACCATACGTAGAGGTGATGATAATCAGAATAACAAAAATATATTAGAAACTTGGTCTAACTTATCATTAGATCCAAATCAAGCTAACTTTATTTCACGTGTAATTGGAGATGAAAAACCAGTATATGTAGCGGCTGCAGGAACTGAAGCTGCTTACGTACAATTAACTGGATCGTTTGCTGGTGATTCTCAATATGTTCGTATTGCTTCAATTGCTACATTACATGTTGATTCAATCGATAACGACGGATTCTTTAAATCAGGATCACTTTCAGGTTCATTACCTGCTGTTGGATCTGGTTCATTTGGTGGATCATTTGCTGGTGGTGTTGCTGCAACTAACGTAGCAGGTGCTAATTTCTTTGATGCAATTACTACTTCAGCAACAAATGCTCAAGGATTTATAGATGCAGATTATGTAACAGCATTAACATTACTTACAAATAGATCAGAATACGATTATAATTTATTATTAACCCCAGGTATATTCTTAGGTGCAAATGCTGCAATTTCAGATGTAGCCGCTATTTCAAATGTAGAATCTCGTGAAGATGCATTCGCAATTCAAGATTTAGTTGCATACGGTGATACTAAAGCAAATGTAATTGCTGCTGCTGCAGGTTCAACTTCAAATTATGCTGCTGGATATTGGCCATGGGTTCAGACATTCAGTGCTAATTTAGGTCGTCCAGTATGGGTTCCACCATCTGTAGTAATGGCTGGTGTATTCGCATTTAATGATACTTCAGGTGCAGAATGGTTTGCCCCAGCAGGTTTAAATCGTGGTGGGATTGGATCTGTAATAAGAGCAGAAAAACGTTTATCAGCTGATGATCGCGATGCTTTATATGCAGCAAATGTAAATCCATTAGCAACATTCCCTGGTGAAGGTGTTGTAGCATTTGGACAGAAAACATTACAGAAACGCGCTACATCATTAGATCGTATTAACGTTCGTCGTTTGTTGATTAACTTGAAACGCTACGTTTCTTCAGTTTCTCGTCAATTAGTATTTGAACAAAATACAACGGTAACACGTAATCGTTTCTTAGCAACAGTTAATCCATATATGGAACAAGTTGTTTCAAAACAAGGATTATACGCTTACAAAGTAATAATGGATGATACAAATAATACAGCAGATATAATTGATCGTAATCAATTAGTTGGTCAGATTTATATCCAACCTACTAAAACAGCTGAATTTATTATCTTGGATTTCACACTTCAGCCAACTGGAGCTACATTTCCAGCATAATAAAAATTTAAATAGCAACAAGAGCTCTAACAAAAGTTAGAGCTTTTTTGTCCTTTATATATTTATTGTCGACCCAAATGAAATAATATCATGACAAAAATATGTACAAAGTGCAATACTGAAAAATTATTAGATAATTTCTTTAAAGATAAAAATGGAAAATACGGCGTAAAGAGTAAATGTAAGGAATGTGTTAACGAATATATGAATACTTATAATATAATCAATCAAGATAAAACTAAAGAATACAATACAATTAATAAAGAAAAAATATCAAAATGGAATAAAAAACATTACATTGATAATAGAGAACATTATATTAAAAAAAACAAACAATATGGTAAAGATAATCCTGAAGTAAGACGCAAAGCAACAGCTAAATACTTAAAAAATAATCCTGAATATTATAATCAGTATCGTATAAATAGATACAATACAGATCCACAATTTAAATTAAGGATTGTATTAGGTAATCGACTGAATGGAGTTCTAAAGAAAAACAAAACAAATAAAACATCAAATATAATTGTACTATTAGGATGTAGTTTAGATGAAGTAAAACAACATATAGAAAAACAATTTACTGAGTTAATGTTTTGGGAAAATCATGGTATTTATTGGGAGATAGATCATATTATCCCTTGTGATAAATTTAATTTAATAGACATAGAACAACAGAAGCAGTGCTTCCATTATTCTAACCTGCAGCCTTTAACTAAAACAGAAAATAGACAGAAATCTAATAAATAATTCGTTTTCTCTCATTTTTATATATTTATTAACAAATAATAAATAACAAAATACATGGCAGTTCTTGACGCTTCTGAGATTATGTTTACAGCTTTTGAACCAAAGGTTCAAAACAGATTCATAATGTATATAGACGGTATCCCAGCTTACCTAATTAAAAAAGCTTCCTCACCTTCATTTACGGCTGGTGAAATCACATTGGATCACATTAATACTTACCGTAAAATAAAAGGTAAGGTAAAATGGAATACAATGGCTTTAGAACTTTACGATCCAATTGCTCCATCTGGTGCGCAAGCAGTAATGGAATGGGCTCGTTTAGCTCACGAATCAGTAACAGGACGTGATGGATATTCAGATTTCTATAAAAAAGATATCGTAATGAATATATTAGGACCAGTTGGTGATGTTGTTTCTGAGTGGATTGTTAAAGGTGCTTATGTTCAAGAAGCTAACTTTGGAGATTATGATTGGTCATCTGGAGAATCTGCTGCAAATATCACTATGACAATTAATATGGATTATTGCGTATTGAATTACTAAAATTTAGATTGTAAATATTTAGAAAAACCTCTCGACATATTGTTGAGGGGTTTTTTCTTTTATATATTTATATACGCACAATAAAATTGTTATATGGAATCAAAATTTAAATTACCAACTGAAACAATAACCCTACCTTCAAAAGGTTTATTATACCCGAAAGAAAATCCATTATCTTCTGGAGAGATTGAAATGTCATACATGACTGCAAAGCATGAAGATATTCTAACTAATATTAACTATATTAAAAATGGAACAGCAATTGATAAGTTGCTTGAAGCACTAATCGTCACACCAATTAATTTTAATGATTTACTTATTGGTGATAAGAATGCAATTCTAATTGCTGCTCGTATTTTAGGATATGGTAAAGATTATCCTATCCAGTTCTATAATGAAAGTACAAAACAACAAGAAAATTATACAGTTGATTTAACCGATTTAAAAGAAAAAGAAATTGATGAGTCATTACTTACATCAGGCAAAAATGAATTTACCTATGAATTACCTCAATCAAAAAACACAATTACTTTTAAATTATTAGATGGTAATGATGAGAAGAAAATCGAGCAAGAATTAAAAGGATTAAAGAAATTATACCCAAATGATTCGTTTGAATTAACTACTCGTTTAAAGTTTATGATAACATCAGTTGAGAATCAACGCGATATTAAAGACATACGCGAGTTTGTCGACAAATATCTTACCGCACAAGATTCACGCTCATTACGCGAGTATTATAACCAAGTAATGCCCGATGTTGACATGAAGATAACCATTGATAAAGATGGATACACACAGGAGGGTGTAATGGTGCCAATTGGACTAAACTTTTTTTGGCCTGACGCTGGAGTATAGAGTTCATCTATTCTCACAAATACATGAAATAATATTTCATGGTAATGGAGGATACGATTGGCAAACAGTTTACGATATGCCTATATGGCTTCGTAGATTTACATTTAATAAATTAAAAGAACATTACGATAAGGAAAAAGAGGAAGTTGAAAAACAACAACAACAATTAACAAATAAATCTAATCCAAAAGAAATTGCTCGTCCCAACATAGCTCCTAAGAATTCAAATCCTACATACTCATATAAGGCACCTAAAAAATAGGTGCTTTTTATATTTATATTATATAATAATACTATATGGCTGACGGTAAAGAAAAAGAAGAAAATATAAAAGCTATACAAAATAGTGAAGAATTACTTAATTTAAGTAATAGTATACTTAATTCATATAATGAACGTGCTAAAACATTAAAAGGACTTAATGAAGAAGAAACACTATATAGGAACACTATAAGCCAACAACAAAAATTATCCCAACAAATTACAGCTAATGCTGATAAATACATAGGTTATCAAATTAAATCTAAAGATTTAGCAAAACAAATTGAAGCTACTGATAATAATAGAAGAAAATCTCAAGATGCTTTTAAAAATATCCAAGGAGATATTACTAAACAATATCAAGCTGCAGTAAAAGCTAATACTCAATTAATCGAAAAAATTGAGAAGGAAAATAGAGAATATCAAAAACAAAATAATTTAGTAGATTTAGCTAAAAATCGTTTTCAAGATCTTATAAAAAGAAGAGAAAAAGGAGAAACTGTATCTCTTAGAACATTAGCTACAGCTAGAATAAATCTTAAAAATGCTCAAGAAGAAGTAAGAGTTTCAGATAAATTATTAAAAAATCTTAATACTCAACAACAAGAACAAGATAGTATAGCTAAAACATCTGCTGCTTTACTGGCTGATGGTATAAAAGCACAAAAAGATCAAGATGATGAATTAGCATTTTTACGTAAAAATTTAATAATTCGAAAACAGATTGAAAAATCTACAGGATTATTAGGTGCTATGTCTAAATCCTTATCTAAAATCCCAGGTATAGGACAATACCTTAATGCTGATGAAGCCATTGATGAAATGGAAAAATTAGCAGCTAGCATAGCAGAAAGAGGAGAAGATGCTACCAGTTTTGGAAATAGACTTAAAATTGCCGGTAGAGGATTAAGTACATTAGCTAAAGGATTTTATGAAAATATAAAATCACCTGAAGCTGTATTTACTTTCTTTATAAATGCTGCTATGACAGCAAATAAAGAATCAGTAAATTTATCTAAAAATTTAGGATATGGTGCTGCAAACGCTAATCGTGTTAGAGCTAATTTTGTTGGTATTGAAAGATCAGCTAACAATTTAAATGTAACTACAGCTAATTTATCTGAAGCATTTAACGAGTTATCATCATCTACTGGATTCGTTACAGAATATTCAGCAGATGCATTAACAACTCAAATTAAATTAACTAAACAGTTAGGATTAACAGGTGATGAGGCTGCAGGTGTATATAAATTTTCCGTATTAACTGGAAAATCATCAGAACAAACATATCAATCACTATTAAAAGGATATGTTGCTACTCGCAATTCATTAGGAGTTGGAGTTCCGTTCAAAGCTGCTATTGCTGAAGCTGCTAAAGTTTCAGGCCAATTAGCATCTAATTTAGGTAATAATCCTGAAATTATTATTAAAGCAGTAGTTGCTACTAAAGCATTAGGTACATCACTAGAACAAGCTAAAAATCAAGGAGAAAAATTACTTGATTTTCAATCATCGATTGAAAACGAATTAAAAGCCGAATTAATTACAGGACAACAATTAAATCTTGAACGTGCCAGAGCAGCTGCTTTGATGGGTGATCAAGTAACAGTTGCTGAAGAATTAGCTGCACAAGGTATGACTGCTGCTAAATTTAGCGGCATGAATGTAATTGCCCAAAAATCATTTGCAGAAGCATTAGGTACAACATCAGATGAACTAGCAAATCAACTAGCTAAACGTGAAATGGCTATTGCCTCAGGTAAGTCGTTAGCTCAAATTACTGCTGAAGAAGCTGACGAAGCCGCTACACGACAAGATGTGCAAACTAAATTCAATGCTGCTATGGAAAAACTTCAAAGCATAATTGGGAATTTAATTGCGGGTCCATTAGGATCTATGTTAGATATATTAAGTGGTGTTTTAGGAGTAGTAAATAAAATAGGTAATGCGTTTTCATTTTTAGCTGGTCCTCTACAAGTAATTGCTGGAATTTGGCTTACAATAAAGAGCATTCAGTTAGCATTAATAGGCTATCAAAAAATATCAGCGGCTTATGAAGCTGTTAAAACTGGGTATGCTATAGCACAACGTAGTGCTGCTTTAGGATATAATGGTATATTATTAGCACGACAAGCTATAATGTCTGGAGAATTAGCTAAAGCAATCGGCATTGCTGTAGCTCAAATAACAGGAGCATCTGCTACTAGTTTTGGCATAGCCGCAGGTATTGCTTTAGCTGCAGGTGCTGCTGGATATGCATTTTTATCATCTACAGCAGACGATATGATACAACCAGGGTATGGCAAACGTACCTTATTATCACCTGAAGGAGCAATTAGATTAAATGATAAAGATACAGTAATAGCAGGTACTAATTTAGGAGGTGGAGATACAATCAATTCAGTAAGATCATCACCAGCTATGGATATATCCCCAATGATATCTGCTATTAATCAAGTAACAGCCGCTGTAACAACATTAAATAATAAATCGTGGGATGTGAAACTTGATTCTAAATCAGTAGGATCTGGATTAATGCAAAACTCATATAAATCTGCTTAATTTTAATATTTATACTAAAATAACAATAACACTATGGGATTATTAGATTTCTTACCAAAAATGCGTTTAGGCTTTCAAGGAGCTAAACCTAAATTCAATGCTGAAACTAGAACTTCAACATTGCATAATCAATCATCAACAATTGGTGATCCAAAAATTACAAAAAATCCATCACTTTTAGATGAAGCTGATTCTTTAAATACATCAAAATACAAAGCAGCTTCTGGTAAAAAATATAACGATCAAATCTTTAAATAAGACACATGTCATTATTTGATAAGTTAAAAGATACTAAACTGAAATCATTAAAGTTTGGTGAGAAAGGAACTATAGGAGATTCTACTAAACCTTATATTGTAACAGATATAAACACAGTAGATACTCCATTCAATAAGCTCCGTTTAACTAAATTTGATGATGGACTTATACGTGGGGGAGCTGTAGGAGCAATTAATGCGTCTGCAGTTGATACTTTACGTGTTGGTAAATTTTTAACTGATTTTCCTAAAGGACCCTTATTTATTACTAAACAAGTAGGATTACAATTAGCAAATTCCCCTGTAGAAACAAAACAACTACCTACTAATGGTAATGGTATTTTGGGAAAAGTAGTTACTGGTGCTTCAAATGTAATTAATAAATTAAATAATTTAGTTGGTGGGCCTACCCGTATCTATAATTTAGGTATTAACACATTAGCTCAAGTACCAGTAAACGCATTTGGTGGGCATATTGCTCGCCATGGTTTTTTACCTTATTTAGATGAATCTCAAAAATACATTAAAGTTGTTGAGGAAAATAATAAAGGTACTAATAGTCCTAATAATCGTTTAGTAGGATTACGCAATAAGTTCTTTCAATTAAATTTTTCAGGTACAACATTACAAGCTAATGTATTTAAAACAGAAATAAGTAACAATTTCGGTGGTGCTAGTTCAGTATATGGTATAGGACGCACAATAATTCGTAGAACTACATATACGGGAAGAGAAACAGATATAACTCCTGCTATTAATGGATCAAGTACTAAAACTAACTATGGTTTTATTCCTGTATACTCTGAACCTACATCATCATTTACTAATAAATTTAAATATAATAATAAATTTGAACCAGTAAGCACTTCACTTGATCTTAGTAATAAAGCATTACAAACTTATAATTATCTTACTGGTGTAACGTCAACAGACCGTATTGACGCTTTAGGTTTTAATAACATAGTATATCAGCCCAATGATGTGTCTGATACTGCATTACTTGTTCCACAATCTAGAACTCAAAATGCAACATATAATAGATTAATAAATCAAGCATCTAAAGTAAAAAATAAAGAAATTAAAGTAACTAAACAAATTGTAAAAGCAGGGCAAACATCGTCTAGAAATTTTTCATTTAGAAAATTAGATAATCAAGGTAATGTAGTTACTAGTGGAGTTAATAATGCTTTAAAAGATATCTATCTAAGGGATGATGAAAAAATAATGACTGTTGTTTTTCAACAACTTAATCCTTTTACTGGTAATATATATAAATCATTTAGATTTAAAGCATATATAAATGGATACAGTGAGACTTATGATAGCAGTTGGGATAGCGTAAAATATAATGGACGTTCAGAATTTTTATATGCATTTAATAGCTATAAAAAAACAGCCACATTTAAATTACAATTACCTTCATTTAATAAAGTTGATTTATTTGCAAACCATGAGAATTTAAAAAAACTTCAGCAAGGAGCTGCAGGTGCTTATTCTCAAAATCGCTTAGGTGGTGTTTTAACTGAAATAAAATTAGGAGGGTATTTAAATTACGATCCTTGTATAATTAGCAGTATGGGTGTTTCTATACCTAATGATGCTAGTTGGGATTTAATGACAGAAGGATCAGACAATTCACCTTTATCTATGTTACTTGAAGTAAACTTTAATATTATAATTATAGGGAAAGAAACCCCAGGATATCAACTATGAGATACGATAAAGCAGAATTAAGATATACTACATCAGGTAAACGGTATTACAAGAGAAAAACATACCCTCAAATACCATTTTCTAATACTGATGTGTATGTTATTACTACTGTAGGTGATCGTTTAGATTCAATTGCATATAGTTATTATAATGATGCCGAATTATGGTGGGTCATATCTATAGCAAACAATAATTCAACTAATGGATCTATATTTCCACAACCAGGAACACAATTAAGAATTCCAACAGATATCAATTATGTTTTAAATTTATTTGAAGCAGAAAATACAATATAAAAGTTATGTCTTTATTTAAAGAACCATTTGATTCAAGGATAGCCAATCAATTAAATATTCGTCAAGATATAATTGGTCGAGATCAACGTACTTCCCAAGATATAGTATATTTAAATTCAAAAACAGCATGGATACAATTACGTTCTAGTGTTGATATTGAATTTAATGGTAGAATAAGTGCAGATGGATTAGCTACAGATAATGTATTAATGGGTGGTGCTTTATTATCTGGCAATCAACAAAGAAGAGGAATTGGTCAAAATGGTTTAGGTATATATGATACTAGTGTTTATAATAAATCATTAAATATAATTGAACCTAATATACTTGGTCTTAAACCAATGCCTGGTATAACAAATATATCTATTCAAAGTAAAAGTGCATATGGTTCATTACGTCAAGCAACTGTTAATTTTCAATGTTGGGATGTAAAACAACTTGAAATATTAGAAACACTTTACATGCGCCCCGGCTATACAGTATTGTTAGAGTGGGGGTGGATACCTTATGTTGATAATAAAACTGGTAAGTTAGTTAATCAAATTAATCAAGATGAAGATTTCTTTAAACATAAAAACATAGATATCCAAAAATATTTAAGTGATCTACGAGGTAGAGCATTAGGTAGTTTTGGTAATTATGATGCCATGTTTGGCTATATTAAAAATTATAGCTGGAAATACAGACCAGATGGGGGATATGATTGCTCTACAGAAATTATATCTACAGGTGAAATCCTTGAATCATTAAAGATAAATTATTCTGGTGCTTCGGTATCATCAAATAGTAGTGGTACTTTACTATCCAACATACGATATAATAAAATAGAAGAAATACAAAAAGAATATCGTAGAAATGCATTAGCCGGTTTAATAGCAGAAACATATGCTTTAGTAAAAGAAACTGCGGGTACATCAGCACTTGGGACTTTACCTGTCGCTGCTGCATTAGCATCAAATCCAGTTGGTGCCGCTGTTGTTGGTACTGTTGCAGTTGCGGCTGCAGTAGGTATAATTAATCCCGATAGATTTACATCAATAAATGAAGGTTCAGGTATTATACCATATACAGCAAACAATGGAAAAACAGGTAGGATTGATTTTGCTACAAAAGAAATTGAATTAGAAAAGGATGGGATAACATCAACTGATTCGGATGCTAATGATGGTAAAGAATCAACCCAAGGATATGTAACTGATGATGATTCTAATATCTATATCACATTACGTTCATTTGTTGAATTATTAAATAATTTTATATTATTAGAAAATCCAGATTCTACAGAAACAAATAAAAATATAATTAAACTATCAGTAGATGATAGACCGGATTCAGTACATGCGGGTCAACCTCTTCGTTGCTTATACCACCCATTACAAATTTCAGTTGATCCACGTGTCTGCATTATAAAAAATCCATTTTTTGAAAAATTAATTCAAGGAATTAAAATAAATGAAACTGACCAACCAATAGATACAATCAATACATTGCCAGTAAAAGAAACAAATCAACAATATGAGTCTATAGTTAAGCAATTAAAGGATATAAGAGCAAATGATGGAGTTTTTGGTGGAAAGGAACAAGAATTTAAAAATATATTATCAAAAATAACTACTAAAGAACAATTAGCTGGTATTTCTGATTATTATTATACTAAATATAATGAAACTTTTTATGATTTTTTAGTAGGTGAAAATTTAAAATCAAGTAGTTTAAATGAATTTAGTGCTCCTGAAGTATTTAGTGGATTAGGCATTACACAAGATGATGTATTTTATTTTGAAAATGATTTTGTTCGAAATCTTTCAAAAGCAACCGCATCACTCCTCCCAGCAAAGAAAGCAGCTCAAGTATTTGAAGCATTTACATCAGTTACTCCAGAAGATAGAAAAAAAAGAGCTATAGAATCTGCTAAAAATAAAACAGCAGAACAACAAGAAACATTAAATGAAGTAAAACAAGACATTAACAGTAGTAAAACTGGTTACTTATCTCTTTGCAATACACTTTCTCAAGCATATCATACTGATGATATAAAAATTAAATATGGCACTCATGCTAATATTTTTCTTAATCTAAGAACATTATATAACCTAGCAAGTAGTGAAACATTAGAAGGACAAGACCCAGCTGAAAAACAAACTATTAGTTTGATGAGTTATATGAAAGACTTATTAACAATGGTTCAAAATTCAATAGGCAATGTTAATAATTTTGAAGTAATAATTGATGGAAATACTGGATATATTGCAGATGTAAATTATGTATCAACTAATGAAATCCCTACCCCTTTTAAGTTTGAAATAGGTAATAAAAGATCAGTTATTAGAGATATATCATTAGAATCACAAATATTTGCTGATCAATCAACTATTATGGCAGTTGCCGCTCAGTCAGATGCTGGTAAACTAGGATTAGAAAATAGTTCTATGGTTGCTTATAATACTGGAATTAAAGATAGAAATATATTCAGAAAAGATACACCACTTAATAACAACCGCGGCAATGAGGATCAAATAAGTGGGTTTATTTTAGCATTATCTGATTTATCTGAATTGTTTGATTCTATGACTAAAACATTAGATGTTTTTGATTCTGAATTATTAGTAGATAGTATAAATAAATATAAAAAATCATTAACCGATATAATAGCATTTTTTACTGCCTATTACAAATCAGATAACAAATATAAAGCTATTTTACCAACAAAATTATCATTAACTACAGATGGTATTGGTGGTTTAATTATTGGTAATATATTTGATATTGATAAAACGTTTACTCCTAGAGCCTATAAAGGGGAAGAAGGTGTTGGTGTTAAACTTCAATATTTGGTTACTAATATTAAACAAGACATAGGAGCTAATAACCAATGGACAACAACAATTGAAGGTAATCCATACATCCCTGATGAATCATTTGATAAATTAACTAAAGAACAAAAACCACTTGAAATAGGAATCACCATTACTAAAAGATATGTATATGACCAATCTACAGGAAACGTATCAACCCAATTAATTACTGATAACACACCAATAGGTACGGCTCCAGTAGGTATTCCGGGTAACGCTCGAGCGATGGCTTCAGCTATGAATTATACATTTCCGAATGGGACCCCAGGACCTGGTGGGAGATGTGCTAGTTATACTTATAATATAGCTCAAAAATATACCGCATTTAGAAAAAATCCAAAAGCTAATGTAGCAAGAGGATCTAAATTACCATCTGGTGGAAACGCTAATGATGAAAATTGGCGTAAAACATTAGAGAAATTAGGATATGATACTACACTTGTTGCTAGATCATATACTAGAGAACAAATGAGAAATTACATGAATACTCAAAAATGGAATGTAGGCGATGTAGTTTCATATTTCGCTGGTAATGTACATTTCCACGCTCAGATATTTACTGGAGGAATGTCGTTTGATTCGTCTATTAATAGTTTTAATTTGAATCCAAAAGTTAATAAATGGGCAAGTGATTTTCCACAAAATTATGGTTCTTCTTTTGTATATTATAATAAAACAGATTCAAATTCATATAATTTGTATGTACATAAATTACTTTCTTAAGTATAATTAACTAATGAGACCTCCAAAAAATCAAATACTAGAGAATTTATATACTAAAGGTAATGAATATTTACTGGTTAGAACTTATGATAATTATGTAGGATACTACCATTCAGTTTCAGGAAAAAAATATATTGGTGCTACGTACAAACCAAATTCAATTGAATTAGTGCCTTATACTCAAAATCGAGAAGTAGCAGCATATAATCTATCAAAAATTGATCCTGTCTATATGCGTATCAATCCAAATATAATTAATATTATTAAAAAAGATGAATTTCCGATTGTTCGAGTTAATTATACACCATCACCGAATACATTGTATCGATTTTTTATTAAACGAACAAACGAAACAAACTCTCCAATACTTGAAGTAGATAAACAAACATATACTAATGCTAGAGCTACTAAATTTTACTACACTTTAAATATACTTTGGGGACCTAATGCTTCTTTATTAGATTATAATCAGTTCGAACAACAAATGCCCGGTATAAAAGCATTTTTAGATAATTTGTCTTTACCGCCATTAGGAGATATTGGAGGAAATTAATTAAAAGGTTATACTATGTTTTATATTATTGAAAAACAAGATCAACTAGATCAGTTACATATTGGTAAAGACACATTCATTCATATTATCCCAACGAATGAAAATTACCACCCTGCTTTACAAAACATTAGTCTAATTTATGTTCGATGGATAAAAGGACATAAAGGATACATTTTATGTATTAATCATTCAGAATCACTATCGTTATCAATCACCGATATACTCGCTAAACTATCTAAAGTCGATAACTTATACACATTAGATAAGAAAGCGGTGTTACACCACTTCCCTACGTTGAGTCCCCAACTAATTGATGTGCAACTAATTAGCTCATATCATACATTACAAGATATTAATGTAGAACAATACGAATCAAAAGTTGAAACTGATTTTAAATGTAAATACTACACAGAATCACCATCAACATTAATTCCTATAGCAAAACATTATGAAAAGTATGAAAACGTATATGATCATATTGAGCAAACAATTAATAAAATAAGCGAAAATATACGTGAATATGATTTTTTAAATCATTATATTGCTCCGTTATTCTATAATATTGAAAAACAAGGCATTAAATTAAGTAAGGAGCCATTCATTGAACATTTTAAAACATTACCTAATCCTAAATTTTCAGTATCTAAAGGTAAAATATATACACAATACAATCTAAATACATTAACTGGCAGACCATCAAACGCATTTAACGGTATTAATTTTGCTGCTTTAAATAAAACAAATGGAGAACGTGCTGCATTTATCCCAGAAAACGATTCGTTAGTTGAGATTGACTTTAAAGCATACCATCCAACAATTATAGCTAAATTAGCTGGATATGAATTTGTAGGAAACATATATGATCAATTAGCTAATGAATTTTCAGGATCAACACCCGAAACAATTAAGGAACTAGTATTTCAGCAGTTATATGGAGGTGTTAGAAAGGATTTCCAAGATAAACCGTTCTTTAAGCAAGTAAATAACTATACGAATCAATTATGGAGTAATGAAGAAGCAATTGGTGCACAATTCGGTAAGCGATTTACTAAACAAATGATTGAAAATCCAACACCACAAAAATTGCTTAATTATATTGTTCAAAATACAGAAACCGTATTTAATGTAGTGCAATTTTCTGCTGTAGTAAATTTACTTAAAGATAAAAAAACTAAAATTATATTATACACATATGATTCTATATTACTAGATTACGATTCATCGGAGAATTTATTAGATAGCATAACTTCACTACTAAAATTTAATTACTCTACGAAATTTGGACACAACTACGCAGAAATAAAATAAACCGTATATTTATGTTGGACTTAAGTTACGATTTATTTAATGATATATTTTTAATGGCTAATAAGCTATTCTGCACATTCACGGCTCCTGAAGAACTAGACGAGACTCTAAATACTTTACAGACCAAATATACTATTTTATATTCTAAAATATTTGTGTTGGAATCGTTATCGACTGAAGAGTATGTTTGCACTTATAATATAGACACATTCAATATGGAGCAACAATCTGTGCTACCTAATACTATATTATTACACAGAAAAAAGGAGTCAAATACGTTATATACAATAAATGCATTAAATGCATTAATAAAGTCTTTAAACAACGGTATATTAGATACCAAGTATCGAATTACATGGATAGATTATAAAAATTCAATCTTGTTAATTCAAAATAATGATTTAAATATCATTCAAACAAAAATCTACAAGATAATTAATCTGTAGGATTTCTTAATTATCATTATCAAGTACAATTTTTAAAACTTAAATAGTTATATTATGGATTTAGCTTTGTTAAAGCAAAAATTAGGTAATCTTAACGCTCCTAAAGGAAGCAGCGGTAAGACTTACGAAAAAATCGACTACACGAAAGTGTTCTGGAAGCCTCAGGTAGGCAATTATACGATTCGCATCGTACCCGCAAAAGCAAATAAGCAAAACCCATTTAAGGAAGTGTATTTCCATTATGGATTTGCTAAAGGACCAGTATTGGCTCTAAACAACTTTGGAGAAGCAGACCCAATTATGGAATTTGCAGCAAAATTACGTCAATCAAAAGATCGCGACAACTGGGCATTAGCTAAGAAATTAGATCCAAAAATGCGTGTATTTGTTCCTGTTATTGTTCGTGGTGAAGAGCATTTAGGTGTTCGTTTATGGGAATTTGGAAAAGAAGTATACAAATCATTACTAGGATTTGCTGCTGATGAAGATTATGGTGATTTTACTGACATCCATGATGGGTTTGATTTTAAAATCGATGCAGTACACGCTGAAGTAGCTGGTCGTAAAGTAGTTAGTTGCACATTACGTCCTCGTCCAAAAGCGTCACCAATTTCTGATGATGTTAATTTGATTAATAAATTCTTAGAAGAACAACCTGATATCATGGCTATTAATCGCAAACGTGAATACAATGATATTAAGGAATTATTGGCTAAGTGGTTAAATCCAGAAGCTGAGGAAGAACAAGCATCACCTGCTGCACCTGCCCCAACACCTGCAGACCCAACTCCAGCAGTATCACCAGAATGGGAGGCTTTAACTCAGGCACCTTCTACTAAAGATAAATCATTTAGTTTGAACACAAACTCATCAGATAAATTCGACGAATTATTTAAATAATGGCTAAAAAATCACCATCCGAGACTGTCACCCATATTTTGGGTGACAAGTCTAAATTTAACTTATCTGCATTTAAGAAATCTAAATACTTAGATCAGACTACTAAATTTAAAGAACAAAAATGGATTCCATTTACTCCAGCAGTGAAAGATGCACTTTCCATTCCTGGAGTACCAATGGGACAAATCACAATTGCGCGTGGAGGTTCAGATACAGGTAAAACAACTTTACTTATTGAAACTGCTGTTACTGCTCAGAAAATGGGCATATTGCCTGTATTTATTATTTCGGAAATGAAGTGGGACTTCTCTCACGCACAAAAAATGGGATTGGAATTAACAGCAATCCCAGATGAAGAAACAGGTGAGATAATTAATTATGATGGTTTTTTCCTTTATATTGATAGATCATCAATTAATCATATTGAAGATGTAGCTGCATTCATTTCAGACATTATGAATGAGCAAGCCAAAGGACGTTTACCATACGATTTGTTATTTCTGTGGGATTCGGTTGGATCACTACCATGTCAAATGAGTGTGGATCAGGGCAAAAACAATCCAATGTGGAATGCGGGAGCAATGGCTACTCAATTTGGTAACTTTATTAATCAGCAATTTCCATTATCACGTAAGGAAAAATATCCATACACGAATACATTTTTTGTTATTAATAAAACGGGTGTTCAGCCGGCTATGATGCCAATGGCACAACCTAAACGTACTAATAAAGGTGGAGATACGATGTATTGGGATGCAGCAGTAGTTATTACTTATGGTAACGTAACTAATTCAGGTACATCCAAAATTAAAGCCGTTAAAGATGGCAAATCAGTAGAATTTGCTAAACGTACTAAAATAGCGATTGATAAAATCCACGCTGATTGTGGTGTAGCAACTGCTTCTACTATTATTGTTACTCCGCATGGTTTTATTAGCGATACACCAAATGCGATTGCTAAATACAAGAAAGAACATGCACGTGAATGGTTTAATGGACTAACAGATGTAGATGATCTACAAATTACTGAAGATAGCAGCGAATGGGATGAAGGTAAAAATATTGCTCCAACAATTGCTATTGATGATGAATTAGATAATGACTAAAGAAATAATTAAACCACAAGACAATGAGCATAGCAAAACTAAAAAATAAAGCAGAACAGGCTTGGTTTAGCTGCGATGGATGTAGTCAAGATGATAAGCAAATGTGGATTAATGGGTATTTAGTAGGAGCTTTATCTAACCAAAACGAACTACCAAGTGATAATGAGATAGAAAATGCTATTATAAAATGGGTTATTGATGGTACTAAAACCGCAGGTTCTTTAACCAGAGAAATTATGTCAATAATAGAACAACAAGATAATGGATAAAGATTTTCTAAATAAGTTATTTTCTGAACTAAGCGCAGATAAAAATAATTCAAAAAATGCTAGAGTACTCATTGTAGATTCAATGAATACATTCCTACGCTCATTTGCCATTATTCAACACTTAAATCCCAACGGCCACCATGTAGGTGGTCTTGTTGGCTTCCTTAAATCGGTTGGTTATGCTATTAAGCTATACCAACCGAATAGGGTTATTTTAGTGTTTGATGGACAGGGCAATTCCACTAATAAGAAGTACTTATATGCTGATTATAAAGCAAACCGTACTAATATTAAAGTAACTAATTGGAAAGTATTTGGCGATAAAAAGGAAGAAAGCGAATCAATGGCTAATCAAATGGGGCGATTAATTGAATATTGCACCCAATTACCAGTATCGATGATTTGTATTCCAAAAATTGAAGCAGATGACGTGATGGGTTATTTAGTTAAAAAATTTGAAGCAGACCCCAAAACAGATAAAGTAACAATTATGTCTGCTGATAAGGATTTTCTACAATTAATATCAGATAAAACAGAAATATACTCGCCAACTAAAAAGAAAACATACCGAGCTGATGATGTATTAGAAGAATATTTTGTACATCCAAATAACTTTATTAATTACAAAATGTTGTTAGGGGATTCGGGCGATAACGTTCCTGGAATTCAAGGATTAGGTCCTAAAAAAGTATTTAAGTTATATCCTGAATTAATGGAGTCTACTCCTATTGATTTAGATTATATGATAAATAAAGCAAAGTTGAATGAAGATAAAAATCAATTATATACTAAAATAATTCAATTTGAAAGTCAATTAGGTATTAATTATCAATTAATGTCGTTAAAAGATCCGAACATAGACGACGAGGATAAGCGCATCGTTGATGATGTAATTGATAATGCACCCCCATCACTGAATATAGGGAATTTCGTTGAAATGACGGAGGATGACCAATTAAATGAGCGTATAGATTGGCAGTCCTGGCTTATTGAAAACTTCTCATCATTAGATTGGAAATTATAATCTTTCTAGATTATACTCATATTACATAAATAAAGGTTATAGATGACTTCATTAGAAAGTTTAGATAAATACGGTAATTCGTTTCAAACCAAAGTATTAGGTTTGTTACTAACAGATAGGAAATTTCTAGTAGATGTATCGGATTCAGTTACAGAAGATTATTTTGAAAATACAGCTAGAAAATGGATTGTAACTAAATTAAATAAATACTTCGACGAATTCCATACTACTCCCACAATGGAGGCACTTCAAATCGAAGTAAAAAAAGAAGACAACGAGGTACTAAAGATTGCTGTTATTGAGGAATTGAAGGAAGCCTATAAAATGGCAGACAGCGCACACGATAAAGAATATATCGAGCAGGAATTCCTAAAATTCTGCCAAAACCAACAGATGAAGAAAGCAATTATGACATCTGTTAGTTTGCTTGAAGATGGCGATTACGAATCGATTCGTTCATTAATCTCTAAAGCAATCATTACATCACAAGAAAAAAATACGGGACATGATCTTGCATTAGATGTTGAAGCACGTTATAGACCAGACGACAGACGTGTTATTCCTACACCTTGGCCACAGATTAATTCCATTACGCAAGGTGGAATTGGTAAAGGTGATTTAATTATATTCTTTGGTGGACCTGGTTCTGGTAAATCATGGGCTGCTATTTCGATGGCATTAGAAGCTGTTAAATTAGGTGGTAAAGTAGTATACTACACATTAGAATTAGGTGAAGGATATGTTGGACAACGTTTTGATGCTAATCTACTTGATATTCCAGTTGATCAACTATCATTTCATCGAACTAAAATCGAAGAAGCAACTAAAGGATTAGCAGGTAAATTAATTATTAAAGAGTACCCACCAAAACGTGCATCATTAGATGATATTGAGCGTCATTTGGATCAATTGTGGAACCAACATAATTTTAAACCCAATGTTATCTTTATTGATTATTTGGATTTGTTAAAAAATCGCCAACGTACTAGAAATGAACGTAAAGATGATTTAGATGATATCTATACTGATGCTAAAGGATTAGCTAAGGAATTAGGTATACCAATTGTATCACCATCCCAAGTAAATCGCTCAGGTGCTGCTGATAAAGTAGTAGAGGGTGACAAAGCTGCTGGCTCGTATGATAAAATCATGATTGGTGATATTATTATCTCTACATCTCGTCTACGCAAAGATAAAGTAGATAATACTTCTCGTTGGCATATTATTAAAAACCGCTATGGTACAGATGGTATTACCTTCAATTGTGATTTTGAAGGATCTACTGGTATAACTCGCATTACTGGCGAATATATAGAGGATAATGAGGAGTCAGATGGCCAACCAAAACAGCAACAAAGAACTAAACAAGACTTTGATCATGATGATAAAGATTATCTACGAAAGAAGTTTTTTGAACTAGCGACTCCTTCTTAATTATCATTAGTATATATTGTATTTATATCTGCACCTTAAAAAATTAAAATAAAATCTATGCTAAAAGTAATTAAATTTTCAGGTACATGGTGTGGACCATGTAAAGTATTAGCCCCTATATTCAATCAAGTTAAATCTGAAGTAAGAGAAGTTATATATCAAGATATTGATGTTGACGCAGAATCAGCATTAGCTATTAAATATAATGTAAGGGGTGTTCCTACTATTATTATTGAAAAAGACGGCCAAGAGGTAAAACGTATTATAGGAATGTCTACTAAAGATAATTTAATATCAACTATTAACTCCTTTAAATAATATGATCACAGATAAGCGTTTATTCTATAAGCCATTTGAATACGACCAAGCACATGAATTTTTAAAAGCACAGCAGCGTGTGCATTGGTTACCCGAAGAAGTTACATTAGCATCTGACGTTAATGACTTTAAATTAAAATTAACTGAATCAGAAAAGAATCTAATCGGACAAATATTAAAATCATTTGCTCAGACTGAAACACACGTTGAGGATTATTGGTCATCTAATGTATCGCATTGGTTTCCAAAACCAGAAATACAATCAATGGCAGTTACATTTGGTTCATTTGAATCAATTCATGCCGAGGCGTACTCATTACTAAACGAATCATTAGGTTTAGATGATTTTGCCGCATTCATGGATGATGAAGAAGCTCGTAATAAAATTGAGCGACTACAGCAGGTAAAATCAGGTACAATGGACGAAATAGCACAATCACTAGCTATATTCTCAGCATTTACTGAAGGTGTTAACCTATTTTCATCATTTGCTATCCTAATGTCATTTCAGATGAGAAATTTGATGAAAGGTATGGGACAAATTGTTGCATGGTCTGTTAGAGATGAATCATTGCATTCAAAAGCTGGATGTTGGTTATTTAGACAATTATTAGAAGAACGTCCTGAATTAAATACAATCGATTTGCAAGAACGTATCAAAACAGCATGTGCAATTTCAGTAGAATTAGAATTTTCATTTATCAATAAAGTATTTGAAATGGGCGACTTAGAAAATTTAACTAAGGAGCAATTAAAGAATTTCATTCGCGCTAGAGCTAATGAAAAAATGATTGAATTAGGTTATAAACCATTATATGATGTAAATGAAAAATTATTAGACGAAATCGCTTGGTTTGGTCAAATCACATCAGGAGTAGAACAACAAGACTTCTTTGCACAGCGACCTTCGTCTTATTCGAAGTCAGTAGCGGATTGGTCAGATTTATAATATAAAATAATAAAAAATGAGCATAGCAGTTGATACAAGAAAATGGGTAATGGGTAAAGACTTTCCAGATTGGATGGACGATATAGCAGTAAGTATGATCTCTAAGGGATACTTACTATCAGATGAAAGCGTATTCGATGGTTTTAAACGTGTGTCTAAATCTGCTGCTCGTAGGTTACGTCGTAAAGATCTTCAACCATTCTTCTATGAGGCAATGGTGAAGAATTGGTTATGTTTGGCATCACCAGTACTTTCAAATATGGGTACTGAACGTGGATTGCCTATCTCATGTTATGGAATTGATGTTGATGATTCTGTAGAAGGAATTGCATCAGCCAATTCCGAACTAATGAGATTATCATCTCAAGGTGGGGGTGTAGGTATGTCATTATCTCGTATCCGTGGTAGAGGCGCTAAAATTAAAGATAACGGTGTATCTGAAGGTATTATACCTTGGGCTAAAATCTATGATTCAACAATACTAGCTACAAATCAAGGATCAGTTCGTAGAGGTGCGGCATCATTTAATTTGGACATTAATCATCCAGACATTGAAGAATTTTTAATGATGCGCCGTCCAAAAGGTGATGTTAATCGTCAATGTTTAAATACACACCATTGTGTAGTTGTAGATGATGTGTTTATGCAAAAAGTAGAAGATCGTGATCCACATTCATTAAAGCTTTGGGGTGAAATTTTACGTACACGTTTAGAAACAGGCGAGCCATACATTATGTTTAAAGATAATGTAAATAAAGCTAACCCTGAAGGATATAAGAAATTGAATTTAGAAGTTACAATGACTAATATCTGTTCTGAAATCGTACTATATACAGATCCATTACATTCATTTATTTGTTGTTTATCATCATTGAATTTAGCTCGTTATGATGAGTGGAAAGATTATCGTTT